TTACGATACGATAATGTCAAAGTACATCTTGCCGGATTCTTTGTCATAAACAATCTGGTCAACAATTGTCCGTATCAGTGTTCCTTTTTCTTCATAGCTTACATCCGGATTCTTTAATATGTCATTCAAAGATTTAATCTCATGAAGCACATCTTCCTTGTTTACTTCTTTTTCTTCCTGCTCTTTTCGGAGCTTTTCCAATCCAGTTTCAAGCTGTAGCCGATTACTGATCAGCCGTTCTTTGTTGGCTTTATATTCTTCCAATGAATCAATTCCACTTTCGTATGCGTCACGGATCCTGCTTTCTCTGGCAGAGAGTTTGGATAGTTCCTTCTGGAGCTGTTCAATGGCAGCAGTCTCATCTGCAGCAGGCTGTTCTTTGCGTACATATGTAAAGTCCGCACCGGCAAGAACTTGATCAAAATATTCGATCACAGCTTCTTCTGCTTTTTTTACAGACAGCGCGACAGAAGTTTTGTGAAATCCCTTTGCATATTTCCAGCATTGGAAGTATGGACACTTGCCGTTGCCGGTGTAGGAGAGGGTAGCACCACAGACAGAGCATTTCAGCAATCCAGATAACCAGTGCTTGCACGTAGATATATTCCGGGCTTTCATGGGACGTTTGCGGGAAGTAATCAATCTTTGCCTCCGGTCAAAACGTTCTTTTGAAATCCGGACTTCATGCGCGCCCTCGAATTCTACTCCATTCCAGGACACGATTCCACAGTAGAAAGGATTCTGCAGGATCCGATCAATGGTTCGCCGCTCAAATGGATTACCCCGTTTGGTCTTATATCCCAGATCATTACATTTCCTTGCAATGGCAGTTTCATCCATGTTTTGATTATCGTACAGATCCATGATATAAGATACCATAGCATACTCGGCTTCATTGATTTGGAAAGGCTTTCCGTGTCCCACAGCCTCATAGCCAAGACAGGGAGAGGATTGGTATCCATTCCGGAGAGCTTTTTCTTTCATGCCACGAAGAACTTCTCCGGAGAGCCGGATAGAGTAGTATTCGTCCATCCATTCAATGATGCGCTCAATCAGTGAACCGAAAGGACCATCCACAAGGGGCTCAGATACGCTTATTACTTCTACATGATCTTTTTTGAGCATACTCTTGTATACAATAGATTCCTCCTGATTACGGGCAAATCTGGAGTATTTCCAGACCAGTATCACATCAATCGGATGTGACGGCTGTTTGGCAATGCCGATCATACGTTGAAACTCAGGACGCTTTTGAACATGCCGGCCGGAAACACTCTCGGAAAAGATAAAATCATTAGAGATAATGATACCGTTCTTTTTAGCATAGTCCAGCAGCAGGCGCTTCTGAGCATCAGGAGAAAGCTCAGCCTGATCATCTGTGGAGACACGTATATATAAAGCTCCAATACGATCACTCATGATATCACCTCGGTTTTATAAAATATGTAAAATTGGGTACAAAAATAACAGCCACACAAATGTTCTGATTGTGCGCCTGCTCCGAAGATGATACAATATTTATGCAAAACGGGTATCTCTTCGGAGATATTAGCCGGTCTCTGTTGGCGCAGGGGTCGGTTTTTTTATTTTATTGAATCTTTATTTCTTGTATCTGGCAAGGAGCATCACCCATATAACCATCATATGCATAGACAGTAATAGGTGATTGAGTATCTTGCAGCATAAAAGCAAAACCGACTTCTAAAGATGCATCTTTTAGGATTGTTTTATAGGTATTATCGCAGGCTGCGTTTCCGGTTCCATCGTACCATTCCAACTCTATTCCATTCTGGTAAGCTTTTATACTATACTGAGATGCTGCATCGACTGGAGAATCGTTTTTATTGGAAAAATTAAACTTTACTACACCGAGAGTATCTGTAGATGAAGAGTCATATGGCATTGTTTCAAAACCAGTATATTTAAGAGATGAAGAATCTGATTCAAAAGCAATTGCGTCAACGTTTTCACCAGAAGAATTTTGTGTATCACTAGAAACAGTTGAGCTGTTGGAAAAGAAAGAAGAATCCCAGTCTGCTTTATTTTGTTTGTAATCAGATTCGTATTTATCTCCAGTGGAAGAATCTGTTGAGATTATTTTGTAATCAACTTTGTCTTCATCTATTCCATTGACTTCTTGATACAAGGGAGCAAAAAACAATGGAAGATATCCAACAAAAGCTTCAGACATTGTCATATTATCAGCAGAAGAAATATTAATATTGAATTTTGTCATATCATCATTATATGTCATGTCTTCAATATTTGGATAAGTTTCTTTATCACTGAGAACATCTTTTATCGCAGCATCAAGGGAAGATTTCAAATATTCTTTCCATTTTTTTTGCTGATCTTTATTCAGAGTATATACCATACTTCCGTCATCTGCTGTTGAGGACTCTTGAGAATCAGGAAAATCTGAAAGACCGGCATCGGTAACATAAGATGGGACAGTTACAGATAAATCCTTTGCATAAACTGGTACAGATAAAATCATTGTACCTGCTAAAATAGCGCATAAAAGTTTCTTTTTCATTTAAACTTCCTCCTTCACATTGTGTAAAATTTATATTCATTCAACAGCGATCATTTTCATCACTGCAAATGGCTCAAAGTAAATTATGTAGTTGTCAATAATAGTACATATACCATATTTTGATTTATAACAAAGGAAAGCTTCTTTTAGGTATTCCTCTGTTGTATCCAGATATTCAGCCATTTCAAAAAAGTTTCTGCAACCGGACTCATAAGCTCTGATCAGGCCGGTAAGTCCGATTTTGAGGTTGTAGCCATACAGTCGGGCACGATATTCCTGCTTGCGGTTCATGATGTCCTTCTGATCCAGAATATTTCCGGAAGTAGTGTAGTGATGTCCAAGTTCCTCTGCCAGGACACAGGACTTCTCAGCCTGGGTAGGAAGTGTGCGATTGATGGCAATTCTGTTCTTGTATATCCGGCCGCCGTAACCAGGAATTTCTTTTTCTTTGACAATCAGATTCTCTGAATCGGATAAAGTTAATAATTCTTCGTAGGTCAATAGAATCGCCCCTTTATGAATTTATAGTAAAAAGTTTAAGTAAATAATTAAACATCTTTATGGCAGCATTTTTTACAAGGCTGAAATCCTTGCTTTTGGGCATCGGAAAGTTCCAACTCAATAGGCTTTTTTATACCACAACAATGTTGATCCATATGATACTTACTGCTTTTGGACGAAATCCAAACAGGGGTTCTCTGAATTATATTTATGTTTAATATTTGCCCCAGGTAAGTTATATCTTCGGGATACATAGAGCAGTGTCGACTTAGCTGTAGATTTAGAGCTTCACTTAAATTCTCAAATGGTTGTTGATATCTCAGCATATTTAATAGAAATAGTAACTGGCTAAAACCATGAAGATTGTTTGCATCGGCAGGAGGACGTAGTCTACTGCTGCATTCATGATTATATACTCGCCCACCATGCGCTGACAAATTTCGGTATTCAATACAGATAAACAAGGTATCCATCATTAAGGAAATAAGTGCCGTATCAGGAATGTTAAGAGTAGTGGCATCATACATTTTCTGCGCAAGGGCAAGTTGCTCTTCATGTTTAAATAAATTTATAAAATTTACAATAGTGCTAAAATACACACTTTTAAATAAAATCCACGGTGGTACTACACCATATTTTTGAGAGTAATGAGCAATAGGATTTTTGTCAGTGTTTAAAGTATTTTTCAATGTGTCAAGGATTGCAGGCAAAGTAAAACGTTGTTTTCTTTTCTTTTTATTAACATAATTACGGTATTGAAGGTAATCGTTTTGATTTGTCCCATATTTATAAGCGATAACATCGGCGGCCGCTTCTTTAACGTATTCTTCTAAATCAAGCATAGAAGCCATAACTGCATTTCTAAGATTTTTATCCAGTATATATAAAGACTGAATCTGTTCAAAAGTAATACCTGATCGATAGCTTTTTGAACCTTCTTCAGACATAATCATGTAAGGATCACGATAACTTTTAATTAAATTTGAATAGCCATATAATGCAAGTTCAGAACGGGCAAAATCGAGGCTATTAATAATCAGTCCTTGTTTTTTTAATTTTTCAATCTGTTCATCTACTGTTGCGTAGAGAATGGTATCTTTATCCATAAATATCCTCCAAAATAATGCAAAAAGAGCTTTGGAATACAATTCCAAAGCTCTTCCGCGACCGCCCAGCAGTCATTCACTAATTAGTGATATTATAGCATATGCAAAGACTTTGTCAAGTATTCGTTGCTAAAAATACTGGTATATTTTATTTGATGCTTTACATCCATTCTTTGTCATTTTTCATAATATTGTCAACGTGTTTCTTTTCTTCTTCAGTTGCATTTCTATCATTTGCAGCGTTGGGCAGCAGAGCATCTTCCATCTGCTGGGTGTGGAGTAGTCCCTTTGTGTAAGAGACTACTTTTCCCTTGTTAGTCGAAGATAATTGATTATATAAGTCCAAAAACCTAGCAGTATACTCGGATATACGCTGATAATACCTTTCCTGATCCGGTTTCTGATAATCAACAACGAGAGGAGATGAGGATTCGAGTTTGTCAGATATAAGCTGCACAGGCTGTTTTTTGTCAAGCATTTTTAATAAAGTATCCAAATCAATTCCCATTCCAGAGGCAACTTTTGCCATAGAAGGTAGAGTTGGAGAAATAGGTTTATTATTTCGAGGATTAATATTGTTCTCGAGCATAGAAATATAACCTTTACTAAGAGAACATGCATTTGCAAATTCACCCAATGTAATATTATTATTCTCTCGATAGTTTCTTATGATATCTCCTAAAGTCATGACCTGCCTCCCTTTCTATTGTTTAGTATATTGTACAACATGTTGAAAAAATAGTCAACAAAAATGTTCAACATACTTGACAACACTAAAACTGAGTGATATTATACAGATAGTTCAACATGATGAACAGGAAAGGAGTGAATAAATAATGGGATACAAGATAAGAGAATGTAGAAAAGAAAGAAGTATGTCACAATGCGAATTAGCAGAGAAAAGTGGAGTATCACGCACAATAATTTCAGGATTGGAAAATGGTACAATAACAACGACAACAACAGATACTTTGCTGAAAATTGCTAAAGCGCTTGATAAAAAAGTTTCTGATATTTTTTTTGAGGCATAGTTCAACATGTTGAATACACAATAGTCAAACCAGGAGGCGGTGTGAGATGGAAATTAGATCATTGGAAGTAGATATAGATAAAGGAATATTAAAAATTAACGGACAGGATGTTGACACACCTACAATCGCAACTCTACCGGGACCGGAAGGAGGCGAGTTGAGATGAATGATTCAAAAGAAGAAATCGAAAACCTGCGTAAGCAGATAAACAGGTTAAAAATCAGCTTAATGTTTACGCAGATATCAACGATTATGGTTACCATTATTCTTGGATGTCAGTGTCTTCGGTCGATTCAGAATTATCATTATCTGCTTCAACAGGTGAGCATGTGTCTTGAGTCGGTGAACACTGTTTATTCAGCTCTTCGACAGTTTTTTCAATTCTTTGATAGTTTCGGCTTCACTGGAAGATGACGTATCTATATCGTGAAGTAGCTGTTGTAACATTTCATTTTGAGCACGTTGCAGTTCAAGCTGAGATTCTTCAATTTGCATTTGATTAATTTGTTCTGTTTGTGATGAATTGGACTGAGCAATTGCAATGGAAATTGTAAGAATTGTGCTGATAATCAGGTCAATAAGAGCCAGTAAAAAGGAAGTTGGCATTTTTATTCTGTTGTTGCCAATAGGAATATACACAGAATCAGGTAGCTCATAAGTTTTAACAGTAGTGTCGTCAACAATTACAAAATCGTCTTCTGGTAATCCACCGAGATCTTCCGAGTAATTGGATAAATCTGAATGGAAATGTAATTCAGGAGGTAGATTCAAAAATTGTTTTTGAAGTTCCAGAAGAGACAGTGATTGCTTTAAAGACTCATTTAAATTGTTATATACACCAGTAGTTATATTTTCCCGAATAGTAGCAGTCATAATTTCAGACATTTTGGAGAATGATTCGGTCAACGACGCAACCATGGTGGGCGTGTATAACTGAAAAATTTGTCTATAGGGTTTTACTATTTCTTCCTGCAGCTGATGTATACGAGAAGACAATGAGTCAGGTGGAAGAATAATTTGGGAATATCCAGAATAAGCACGCTTAATTTGATTTAAAGAATTTTGCAAGTTTTGTAGTTCTGGATTTAAGAAAGGGTTATTTTTTTGATCGCTTTTCATAGAAACCTCCTTGGTAAATATTTAGGCATGCCAGTGCCCTGTGAATAAAGTATAGGAGCTGAAAGCATAAAATACAATATGTACAAGATGATTCGACAAACATCGGGAAAACGATAAGTAACCATAATCATAAGACTTTCATACCATATCACAGGGAGGTGAGGATGTGGGAAAGATAGAGTTTATCACCAGAATACAGGTTAATGGTGTAAAAGAGGAGGTATCAGGTGCAAAAGCATCTGAGATTATCCGAGAGCGTGTGGAAAACGCATTGCAGGCAATGAACTACAAGAAGAGGGCTGCCGGATAAAGGCGGCAGGGAGGGACAAGCATGAGAGATTTAATTGATTCCATCCTGATCGGGGGATGTGCAAGTTATCTTCCGTTCTGGATATGGGACAGCAGAGCTGATCAGATTGCCGGAGCAATCGCGTTGAGTGGTGTGATATACGTATTCAGACGGTGGTATATATGGAATGCAGAATGAAAAAGGATCCTCAGAGCTGCAACTCAGGAGGACCCAAAAGATAATAATAGTTTATCACCCTTTCATTGTATGAGGGTAGAAAGGAAAAGTCAATGATTAAAGCAGAGAAAACTGGAAACAAAATGGAACTGACAATCATTGGAGGTTCACATGATTTGATTTGTGAATTTGATGAGGTACTGAAAGCAATGTACAAAGTGCTGGATGAGAGCGTTGTAAAGTCAGCTCCATTTACTGCAGAAGATATCTTACACACAATGGCACATAATGCGGCGGCAGAGGGGAAGGAAAATAGGTGAAAGACAGATTTACAATCCCTAATCCCAATGGTGCCGGATACCGCATTCCTGCCTGCAGGGGCGGGAGTTTCCGAACAGAATGGCAGCAGGACCAGTCAGTTATATATGGAAGCATTGCTGATCGGCTGGGTGCTTATGAAGACATCGGAAGTATTGAAGAATTAAGGGAACTGAAAGCGAGGAAGATTAAATGAAATTAAATAAACTGGTATCTACTTTAAATATGGAGCATGAAGAATGGCTGGAAAACAGACGTAAAGGCATCGGCGGTTCTGATGCCGGAAGTATCTGTGGACTGAATCCTTATTCTTCCGCAATTGCAGTATTTCAGGATAAAACACAGCCATTGACAGAAAAGCCAGATAACGAATCTATGAGACAGGGGCGTGATCTGGAAGAATATGTTGCCCGCCGGTTCATGGAAGAAACTGGTAAAAAGGTACGCAGGGCAAATGCAATCTTCTATAAAGAAGAGCAGCCCTTCATGCTTGCAAATGTAGACCGCCTGATCGTTGGCGAAAATGCCGGATTGGAGTGTAAGACAGCATCTGCGTATTCTGCTGATAAATGGAAAGACGGACACATTCCGGAATCTTATGAGATCCAGTGCCATCATTATATGGCAGTGACCGGAGCTGATGCCTGGTATATCGCATGTGTGATTTTGGGAAAAGAATTTGTTTGGCACAAGATTGAGCGTGATGAAGAAATCATCCAGATGCTGATTAGCGTAGAATCGGATTTCTGGAATAACAATGTGCTTGCGAATAAGATGCCGGCACCGGATGGAAGTAAAGCTGCGGAAGAATTGCTCTCGAAATATTATAAGACTTCTGATCCGGACAAGATGATCCCGCTAGTCGGATTTGATGAGAAATTAAAGCGAAGGGCAGAGATCACGGCTCTTCAGGACAAGCTGGAGAAAGAGAAGAAACAGATCGAGCAGGAAGTAAAGGTTTATATGGAGGGTGCAGAAAAAGCTGATTCTGACAGTTATTCGGTCACATGGAAATCTGTGACTGCAAACCGTGTAGACACAAAGAAACTGCAGACAGTCTATCCGGAAGTATATAAAGAGTGTGCGAAACCTTCTCAGAGCAGAAGATTCACAGTAAAAGAGATTGCATAGGAGGATAAATAAAATGGGAGTAAAAGATGCATTGGCAGAGAAAACAGAGAACAAAGGTGCTGTAAAGCTTACCAAATCCATGAGTATTGCAGATATGATCAAGGCTATGGAGCCTGAGATCAAGAAGGCATTGCCTCAGGTGATCACACCGGAGCGTTTTACCAGAATGGCATTATCGGCATTGAATACCACACCAAAACTTGCTGAATGCAGCCAGATGTCTTTTCTTGGAGCACTGATGAATGCAGCTCAGCTTGGGCTGGAACCAAACACTCCACTGGGACAGGCGTATCTGATTCCTTACCGAAATAAAGGCAAACTCGAGTGCCAGTTCCAGATCGGTTACAAAGGTCTTATCGATATGGTATATCGGAACGACAATATCCAGACAGTGCAGGCGCAGTGCGTATATGAAAATGATGAATTCGAATATGAACTTGGTCTGGAGCCGAAACTGGTACATAAACCGGCATTAAAGGACCGAGGGAACCTTATTCTTGTATATGCGCTCTGGAAGGCAAAGAATGGCGGTTTTGGCTTTGAAGTGATGAGTAAGGAAGATATTGATATTCATGCAAGAAAGTACAGCCAGAGCTTTTCCAGCAGCTATAGTCCGTGGAAAACAAACTATGAGGAGATGGCAAAGAAGACAGTTATCAAGAAATGTCTGAAATATGCTCCGGTCAAATCAGATTTTGTTATGCAGGTATCCAATGATGAGACCGTTAAGTCGGAACTTAGCGTAGACATGTCTGAGATTGCGAATGAGCAGGAACCAGTCATTGATGCAGAATATAACGAAGTTGTAGCAGAGCAGGAGACAGCAGCTTCAGAAGCATAACTTAGTAACGGTGCTTATGATCCATCAAAAGCATTGAAATATATCACACAAAATAACAGACAGCCCCGGGAACTTCCGGGGCGGAAAGGGGCAACATGAAACACATCAATATGGAAACCTTTGCGAATGGAGCATTCACAGAGCAGATCAACCGGGAATTAAAGAAAGTAACAGAAAACATTCAGGATCCTAATACGGATGCAACCGCAAAGAGAAAGATCACAGTTATGATCGAGTTCAAACCGAACGAGACAAGAAATTTTGTTACTACAGGAGTACAGGCGAAAGCAACGCTTGCGCCGGCACTGGGAGCAGTTACAGCGCTCAGTATGGGTAAGAACCTCAAGACCAATGAGGTTGAAGCATATGAGGTAGGAAGCCAGATTCCGGGACAGATTACGATGGAGGAGACTCTGGAAGCTACAGAAGAGATGGAAGACGGCAGAGTGGTAGATAAATCTACCGGAGAGATTTACGAGACACCAGCTAAAAATGTAGTTGATTTAAGAGCTGTACGTCAGGCTTAAAGATAGAAAACAGGAGGATAAAATACTATGCTTAGAGAAGCGATGCAGTTTTTGACAGAATTAAAGGAAGAGGCAAATGAGCCGAAGGTAGTTGAGATTTCAGGAAAGACATATTGTGATAAGGACCTGCGGAGATATGACAAAGAGCCTATGGCAAAGGAGATTACCGCATCAACGCTTACTGCAATGATTGATTATATCTGCAATCTTTCTGATGAATTAAGAAAGAATATGATCATTCATGTGCAGGATCCGCAGACAGTTTGCCTCTATAGTGGCTTAAATAAAGAACGTGAGAGAGAATATCTGTTCAGATCAGAGGCTATTGTGCCTCGCTTCAGATATGGAAATTATTATGGCCAGGAAGAATTTCTGATTGAGATGCAAGCGAACTTTGATATAACACCGGATCTGGAAACAATCCTGAAGGTTGCCGGTAATGTGGAAGCAAAGACAACTGCAAACTATGGTGATGATGGAGTAACACAGAAAACGACCATCAAACAGGGAATTGCATCCAAAGCAGATGTCCTTGTACCTAATCCGGTCACACTGACACCGTACAGAACTTTTCTTGAAGTTGAGCAGCCTTCCAGTGAATTTGTATTCCGCATTAAGGATAATGGTGGTGCTCCGGTATTTATGCTTGTCGAGGCAGAAGGAGGTCTCTGGAGGGCAGAAGCAATGCAGAACATCAAAGAATATCTTACGATGGAACTAAAAGATATTTCGAATGAAAAAACAAAGATTACGATCATTGCATGATAATTGGTTGTACATGCCCCGTCTGGAAACAGGCGGGGAAATAGAAAGGATTACATGAAAACGATTTGTTTTACAGTGCCTGGTAAGCCACAGGGGAAAGCTAGGGCACGTACATTTTATAATCCCAAGACAAAAGGAATGAGCAGCGTGACACCGGAGAAGACTGTTCTGTATGAGAATTTTATTTCCACCTGTTATTTACAGGCAGCTGGAGAAGAGAGGTTTGCAGATGATGCATATATCCGGATCCGTATACAGGCATTCTATGGAATACCAAAGAGCAGCTCGAAGGTAAAAAGGGAAGCTATGCTGAATGGCGAGCTTCTTCCGGCGAAGAAACCGGATATCGATAATATTGCAAAAGCTGTTTTGGATGCACTGAACAGCGTAGCGTACCGAGATGATACCCAGGTAGTGGAATTGCAGTTAAGGAAACAATACAGCGAAAAGCCACGAGTAGAGATCTGCATGGAAGAACTGGAGGCATAAACGGATATGGCAAGGCGAAAACAGGAAGGAAATCGCTTTTTTCGCCTGGATGTGGATTTTTTCTCAGATAAAAAGATAAAGATCTTAAAGGCCAGATATGGAGCCGATGGGATCACCCTGTATATGTATCTTTTGTGCGAGATATATAAATCAGGATATTATTTAAAGATTGATGATGATTTTGAGTTCATTGTATCGGATGATCTGAACATGGACAGTAACAAGGTGAAGCAGGTCTTGAACTTCTTATTGGAACGGTCACTGTTTGACAACACGCTTTTTCAGTCGGACAAGGTCTTGACCTCTGCCGGAATACAGAGGAGATATCAGGCAATGGTAAAAGCCAGAGCACTGAAAAATCCGATCACAGTAGAAAGGTTTTGGCTCCTTCAGGAGGAAGAAACGGAAACCTTTATTAAAGTGAACCCTTCTTTAAATAATTCCGAGAATAATCCCGATAATTCCAAGAAAAATAACGATAATTCCGAGAAAAATGACATAAAAGGAAAAGAAAGGAAAGGAGAGTATATATATGCGGCTCCGCCGGGTACATACTTTGCTGATTCTTCTTTGAATGAAGCCTTCCTGTTGTTCCTGAAGGTGAGACAGAACAATGGAGACCGTCTGACGGATGAACAGATACAGCTTCTGAAGGAAGAACTGAGCTCCATGTCTGACAAACCGGAAGAACTGACCGCCATTGTAAAGAAGTCAGTGATGAGTGGATGGAAGACATTTTATCCATTGAAGAAAAGTCGTGGCAAGAAGACAGAATCGAAGAACAGCAAGAACCGGTTCAATAACTTTCAACAGAGAGAATATGATTTCAATGATTATGAGAAGCAGTTATTGAATAAAGGACAGGAGGGATAGCTTATGGATAAGACCTGTGCAACATGTATCGAGAATGACGATGGACTGTGTGACCGTAAGGGAACACTGGTCCATGATGACGATACCTGTGATCAGCACAAGGAATCATGGAAGGATGCCATGTTAAGGCAGTTCTTTCGGAGAACAATGAGATAAGAGAACACTTCACTCGTAATGAAGGGGTCATAGAAATAAACAGAAAGGAGCCAGCCTCCGGCCGGGGCAAGGGTATACCGGGCTTCTTGAAAAGATGGAAAAAGAATTATCCACGGAAGAGTGGAAGCAAAAGAAGAAAGAGCAGAGAGCTATATTTACAGCACGTCAAAGACTGCCTTATGAAATAAAACTGAAACGACAGGCACGAAGAGCCTGGCAGTTTTACGAGGAACTTCTAAGCAGAGATATGAATTGCCATGTCAGTGTTGGTGGTTTGGATAGTATCACGCTTTATATTTGGCTGTTGAGCATTGGAATTGAAGTACCGGCTATATCGGTAACGCATGTAGAAGATGTCAGTATCCAGAAAGTACATAAGGCACTGGGAATCGAGATTGTCAGATCATACAAGTCCAAAGTTCAGGTATTGAATGAAGTAGGCTTCCCAGTAATAAGCAAGAAGATAGCCGGCAGAATCAACCTGTTACAGAATCCCACACCGGATAACAAAACAGTACGGCATGCAATTATTACTGGTGAATGTGGAGCACAGGGACATTTTGCCAAGAACAGCAGAATGCAGCTCCCGAAGAAATGGTTGAATAAGTTTGGCGGTTATGAGAATGAGAACGAAGGTACAAATTACGGAAAGCCGGATCCGGAGATCAAGGTATCAAAAGAATGCTGTTACTGGTTAAAGGAAAAACCTTGTGATGACTGGGCGAAACAGCACAACAGTGCACCATATCTTGGAATGATGGCCAGTGAAGGCGGACAAAGGGAAGAAGCGCTGATAGAGCATGGCTGTAATTACTATGGCAAGACAGTAATCAGATCTGCACCATTTGCAATCTTTTTAAGACAGGATATATTGTTGCTTGCCTTGGCGATGGATCAATGGTATCACGAGCATCTGGATTATTTCGAAAGAAAATTCCATGAGCAGCCTTATGGAAGAAACAAGGATGGAAGTCTTAAAGAATACGTACCAGTAGATTCAATTGTTCCGGCGATATACGGAGTGATTGAAGAAAATGATATTGGAGTGTTGAGAACGACAGGTGCTCAGAGAACCGGCTGCGAGATGTGTGGCTTTGGAATTCATCTGGAACAGCGTCCGCATAGATTTGACCGGTTACGGGAAAGAAATCCGAAAGCCTGGGAGTTTTGGATGTACCGTTGTTGCACGGATCCGGAGACCGGCGAGAAATACGGATGGGGAAGAGTACTTGATTACATTGGAGTTGAGTGGGAGGATATTCCACCAGTACAGATGACAATATTTGATTATCCGGAGGTACTGCCATGAAAGAGAACACACCAGAACAACAGTTGAAATTACTATGCAGCCTGATAATCCGTGAACGTGCTGAGTGGAATTATATCAACGAAAATGGCTGTAATGATCCGTTCTGGCCGGATGGATGTAATCTGAATCTGACCAGAAATCATATCATTTCGTACAAAAGAGATATTGCAGAATTATGTGAGAAAACTGGATTGCCGTTTCCGGAAGAATATTTTCTAAAGGTTCCGCCGGAGGTTGAGGACAACTATATGGCGAATATGAAGCAGAAGGAACGTGTTGAGCGGTTGCGAGGGCAGGGAAATAAATTAAGCCAGAAGAAAAAGAGGTTTGTAGATGATGGTCAATTGGAATTTTGTTGAGGAGGTAGAAAATGATTGAAGTATATGATATCAAAGATGCAGAACCAAAGAAATTGGATATCACCCCGGAGCTTGCTATTGCAGCTTACAACACACTGATCCAGTTCTGCCGGCAGCAGGAAATATCAGAAGACGGAATATGCAGTAGATGTATCTTGTACAATAACTGCCCCGCTATAACAGACAGCGTTCCGGAAGACTGGGAAGAAATCCATTACCCCAGAATGACAAGTAACACCACGATCGAGTATCTGAAAGACGGCAAAGTACAGCTGATCACCTACGGCAGAAGCGAAGATGCAGAGAAAGCATTTAAGGAGATGATAAACAATGGTATATAAAAATCACGAGGGTTATCTGGATCCAACTTCCGGACAGGCGCTGCAGAACACCCACTGGGAAGAATTACAGCAGTTACGTGAGAAGGAACATGGCTTGAAACGCGGTCAGAAGATTGTACTCACTGAAATGTACAGAGAAGAGCATAAGCCGGCCAGAAAAATCCAGAGAACATATATCGTTCTTGAGCTGTACAAGTATTGTGTGTTGCTGAAAGACGATAAGGGATATCGCACAGCACCGTCATATATACAGCTGCAAATGATGATGAAAGGTGTTGTGTAATGGGGATTAAAGTAACCAGAGATATGTTGGACCGGTACCGGAAGCTGAAACAGGAGATACCGGTGTTGGAGCTGGAACTACTGATGATGAAGAATACAGAGGCGGGACTTGGGAATGATACGATCTTCGATTACCAGACCGGTTATCCCAGACCACAGAGTGTTGTAGGTTTTGATCAGAAGAAGTATGACCGGCGGGAGAAGGTACTGGAGCGCAAGAAAGAAAAGGTCAAAGCCATGGACCAGTGGATTGATGACATCAAGGACGGACAGACCAGATGCGTGTTCCGGATGTTCTACAAACAGAACATGACGTGGAAGGCGATTGCGAAGCAGATCGGCATGCCGCACAATGAAGATTATCCGAGATTACATATCAGAGATGCGTATCTGAAAAAATGTGGGATAAAATGAAAAAAGGTCGGAAAAGTCGGTAATGTCGTTGTATGATGAGAATGTAGCCAAAGGCTTAAAGGCCGGTGGCTCTTTCCCCGCTTCTCCGAAAAGAGAAGATAAAAATATTCTACCCCAAGAATATAATTTTCAGAAGGAACCTCGTAGAAATTACGGGGTTCTTTTTGTACATGGCATTAATTGATAAATAAAAAACAGCCTTTTTTAACTTTACAAAACTATAGTTTGGTGCTATAGTTAAAAAAAGAAAAAATAAAGTTAAAAAAGGAGGCATCTATGAGTTTTACTAAAGAGAAAAAAGAAAAGATAAAAAGATATATTTTGGAAAAAGTAGACAATTCCCAGAATGATATTGCAAAAAGAACTGCAGAAGCCTTTGGAATATCATTAAATACAGTATATCGTTATATTAGAGAACTCGAAGCAAAAAAAATAATAAAAAAAAGAGATTCTAACAATAAAAAGTATGAGTTAATTAAGGAAACTCATACTTATGTTTATGATCGTAGAGAAACTCCAGACCTTCAGGAAGACGTTATTTATGATTTATGTATAAAAGAATATATTGAAAAATTACCTTTAAATGTTCAAAAAATATGGCAATATTCTTTTATGGAAATGATGAATAATGCAATTGATCATTCTGAATCTGATATTATTTTAATAAGAGTTATCCAGGATTATATGAATACTATGATTCTTATTGCAGATCAGGGAGTTGGAATCTTCAGAAAAATTAGAGATTATTATAGTTTTCCAACACTAGATGATGCTGTGGGAGAACTGTTTAAGGGAAAGCTTACAACAGATACACAGAAGCATTCTGGAGAAGGAATATTCTTTACTTCTAGGGTTTTAGACACATTTGCTGCTTTTTCTGATGGAAAAATATTTACACACGATAAATATAATGAAATTTTGCAAGATGCAGATGAAGTAGAATCGTTGAGCAAACAAAAAGATAGTAGAGGAACTATTATTCTTATGAGTTTGTCAAATTATAGTAAAAAAATTTTGAGAGAGGTGTTTGACATGTTTTCTGATGTTGATGGAGGATTTACAAAAACACATGTTCCAATCAAAAATATTTTTGACACTTACCCTGTATCGAGATCTCAGGCAAAAAGACTATGTAATAGATTTGAAAAATTTAAAGAAGTAGAATTGGATTTTGCTGATGTCGAAGAAATTGGGCAGGGATTTGCACATGAGATATTTGTTGTTTTTCAGAGAAATCACGCTGACATTAAAATTGTGCCAGTAAATACTAATTTAGAGGTAGAAAAAATGATAAATCATGTAAAAAATACAGAAGAAAATAATTAAAATATACACATGCAACACAACAGAGCACCCTTCGGGGTGCTTTTCTAATGTCAATAATCGTACAGCGTGCACAGCACCAGCACTTACATGCTTTATTAGGCAGAGGATTCACTGCATGTGAGTGTTTGCGCACCTCCTTTCGGCATGGCGGCAACCGGCTGTCATTATGGTGCTGGCAGGACTGTATTTTTGAATAAAAGAAAGAAGGTGAGCCTGAGTGACAAAAAAACAGAAGATATTTGCAGATGAATACCTGATAGATCTTAATGCCACAAGGGCTTACAAGGTAGCATATCCGTCTGTAAAGAAGGATGAAACAGCGGCCCAGGCTGGCAGCAGGATGTTGAGAAATGTCAAGGTTGCGGCATATATCCAGGAACGGATGGAAGAGCGCCAGAAACGAACAGAAATAACGCAGGACAGGGTCCTTGAAGAACTGGCGGCTATTGCTTTTGCAAGAGCTACTGATTTCGCAGAAGTAAAAGACGGATTCGTTATCATAAAAGATACAGCAGGGTTATCAGAACAGCAGATTAAAGCTATTGCCGGAATAAAAGAAGGCAAGTTTGGCATTGAGCTGAAACTGAATGACAAGGAAAAAGCATTGGAGCTTCTCGGCAGACATCTTGGAATGTTTAAAGACAGACTGGAAGTTTCTGGTCTGGATGAAGAAAAGAAAAAGCTTGATGATATCCTTAAACAGTTGCGTGGTGGTGGGTAGTGAGCGAAGAACGACTGATACTATCAGAAAAGTATAAGGCATTTCTGAGGTGCGATGCCCCGGTTGAGTTCCTTGAAGGGACCACAGCTGCCGGCAAAACGACAGTAGGGCTGTTCAAGTTTATGTGCAAGGTTGCGGAATCGCCGAAGAAACTGCATATCTTGGCCGCGAAAGATACCGGAACAGCCGAAAAGAACATTATCAATAAAGATCTCGGGATCATTGACGATTTCGGAATACTAACACAGTACAATGGAAATGGCACAAAAGACGACAAGATACCGCATATCCTGTTTCGTACTAATAAAGGCGATAAAGTCATCTATGTGATGGGATATGGAGATAAAAAGAAGTGGCAGAAAGCCCTTGGTGGTCAGTATGGATGCCTGTACATTGATGAGATCAACACAGCGGACATCGACTTTGTTCGTGAGGCATCCATGCGTTGCGATTATCTGATGGCAACGCTTAACCCAGATGATCCGTCTCTGGACGTATACAAAGAATACATAAACTGCAGCAGGCCGCTTCCTGAATGGGAAGATGGCACACCACAGGAAATAAAAGACGAGCTAAAAGAAGAACCAAAACCCGGCTGGGTTCATTGGTTCTTTTCTTTTGACGATAATGCCGGTCTTCCGGAAGAAAAGAAACAGAGAATCATACAGAATACTCCGAAGGGAACAAAGATCTGGAAAAACAAGATTGAGGGGCTGAGAGGAAAAGCAACCGGTCTGGTATTTCCAAATTTCCTCAGAAAGAAGCATGTTGTTTCTGAGGAATGGGTCAGGTCCCAGATGGCAGCAGGCAAGATCAGATTTAAAAAGTTTACTTGCGGCCTCGATACTTCATACTCATCCAAGTCCCCGGACACGATTGCAATGATGTTCCAGGGGATTACGGAAGACAGGAAGCTGATCACACTTGCTGAGAAGGTATACAGCAACAAAGATCTGGATCAGCCGCTTGCCCCGTCAGATACGGCAGTAAAATTTATAGAGTTTCTGGAAAGATGCCGCAAAGACTGGGGATTCGCAAAAGATACGTTTGTTGACTGTGCAGATGCAGCGACAATCACAGAATTGCGGAAGTATAAGCGACTGCACAGCTGTCTTTATAATTTCGTGGAATCATACAAGAAAGTAACAATACTGGATAGGATCAAGCTTCAGCTTGGCTGGATCCAGCAGGACTGCTATCTGGTTTTAGATACATGCACCAATCATATCTCTGAGATGGAGAAATATTCCTGGGATGATGAGAAAGACGTTCCGGAAGATAAAAACGACCATACGATCAACTCGCAGCAGTATGGCTGGATTCCATTCCGGAATATGATTGGATTTGAGGTGGAGGAACAGAAAAGGTGAAATGGATGGAAAGATTAAATGAAAACATAAAAAAGACTGTCAGGAGCTGGTTGAATGTTCTTCCGGCAAATCCCTTTAACTTCCAGGTTAATGAGATGATGGATTTTGAAGGACATGCGATTCTGAATCGTATCTGGTACAGAGGCGACGGCAATGAGCTTGAGCAGATCTATCAGCAGAATGCAGAATTTGCAGATAAACACAAGTTCTGGGCCAGCAGATCAACACCTGGCATGGATATGCGTAAGATCCACACAGGTCTTCCAGGACTGACAGTTAAAGTGCTTTCTTTTGCTGTTCTTCCGGATATGAACGAATTTGAATTCGAACAGCCGGCACAGGAACAGTTGTGGAAAGAGATTGAGGAAGACAATAAGTTTTATAAAAAGATTGAAAGCGCCCTCAAAGAAACACTGTTTATCGGAGATGGCGCTTTTAAAGTTGCTATAGATACTACGATTAGTGAATATCCGATTCTGGAATGGTATCCGGGCGAAAGAGTTGAATTCGTTTACCAGAGAGACCGGATCCGGGAGATTGTGTTCAAGACACCATACAAAGAAAAGGGCAAAGTGTACGTCCTGAATGAGCGTTATGGATATGGCTACATCATCAATGAACTGTATCTGGATAACAAGCTAGTTGATATCAAGTCTATCAAAGCAACTGAAAATCTGACAGATATCACATTTGATGAATCAATCATGCTTGCAGAACCATTCATGATCTATGAATCAGCCCGATATGAGGGCAGAGGCGGCAGTATATTTGATGGCAAGCTCGACAGCTATGATTCACTGGATGAAACATGGTCCCAGTGGATGGATGCACTGAGAGCCGGCAGAGCAAAGACCTATATTCCAGAATGTCTGGTGCCACATGATCCGGAAACAGGAATGCTGATAAAACCGAACCCATTCGACAATCGTTACTTTGCAGCAGACGGGGATATGCGAGAAGGTCAGAAGAATCAGGTCATCACTGATCAGCCGACTATTCCACATGACAGCTACATGGCATCGTATATAACAGCTCTGGATCTGTGCCTGCAGGGCGTAATCAGCCCATCGACATTGGGAATCGATGTAAAGAAACTGGATAATGCAGAAGCACAGAGAGAAAAAGAAAAGACTACATTGTATACCAGAAATGCAATCGTAAAGGCACTGCAGGAAACCCTTCCGGGAGTTGTTTCAATGTGTATCAATGCAGATAATATTTTGCACAATAAGGGCATTGAAGAAGTAAAGGTCAATATTCCGTTTGGAGAGTATGCGAATCCGTCATTTGAAAGCCAGGTAGAAACAGTTGCCAAGGCTAAACAGGGCGGCATTATGAGTATTGAGCGGTGCGTAGAAGAACTGTACGGTGATACACTGGATGATCATTGCAAGGAAGAGGAAGTTGCCCGTTTAAAGGCAGAGCAGGGAATACAGGACATGGAAGAACCAGCAGTTAACCTGGATGCAGGTAATTTCCGCGTAGATCTGGAAGGTGGTGAAGGTGATGCGGGTAAAGGTAGGACCAAGAATGTACCGAATGAGCCGAAAGGAATACCAGGGAATGCTTCAAATAGCAAAGGAGCAGGTGCCGATGGGTATTTACGCGGTAGAGAAAGCTGATTACGCAGAGTTCCGGAGGGACAAATGTGAAAGTATCACAAAACTGAAGGAACTGACGAGACAGTTTAAGTCACAGGGATTCAAGGTATGGTCAAATGGCAAAGATAAATGATCAATATGACATCGGTACTGCTTTTGAAGCGATTGAAAATGAACTAATCGCGTCTATGATCAGGAACTTCGAGAATCACAAGCAGGAAGAGACAGATGAAAAGAAACACTGGTCCATGTGGCAGGCAGAAATGCTGAAATCTCTGGAAAAGTACAAGCATGACAACCAGAAGAAATATGGCAAACAGTTTAAAGACATCAACAAAAAGATTGAAGCGCTGATCAGCCTTGCAAGATCTGAAGGTGGTATGAACCAGGAGAAAAGGATCCTGGAGGAGATCAAGAATGGATTTCCTGCCAAGAAGATAACTAAAGGCGGTACTGCTGAATTTTTCAAAGTCAATGATCGTAAGCTGGACGCATTAATCCAGGCAACCACAGCAGATATGCAGAAAGCAGAAGCGGCAGTTCTGCGTATGGCAAATGACCAGTACCGTAAGATCATATACAATGCTCAGGTATATGCGAATACCGGCGCAGGAACGTATGAGAAAGCCGTGGACATGGCAACAAAGGATTTTCTTTCAGCGGGACTGAATTGTGTTGAATACGCTAACGGAGCGCGACACACGCTTTCTGATTATGCAGACATGGCAATTCGGACCGCAAGTAAAAGAGCTTACCTGCAAGGAGAAGGCGAAATGCGGCAACAGTGGGGGTTACATCTTGTAATTATGAACAAACGAGGATCCCCGTGCCCGAAGTGTCTTCCGTTTGTGGGAAAAATTCTGATTGACGATGTGTGGAGTGGTGGCAGCAGTAAAGATGGTAAATATCCATTGATGTCCTCAGCAGTGGCAGCTGGGCTTTATCATCCCCGATGCAAAGATTCTCATACTACATATTTTCCGGGCATCACGAAAGTAGATCCGAAATATAACAAGCAAGAGATTGCTGATATTGAAGATACAGCGAAACAGGAAGCTAAACAGCAATATGCTGAACGTCAGGAAAAGAAATTTGGAAGACTTGCAGATTTCTCACTGGATCCAGAGAACCAGAAACAGTATGAGAAGATGCAAAATCGGTGGAAACATGTGCGGATGCGAACTGGTGGTATGGACAGTCGAGAGTATACGGACTTCAAAGATTTGGAAAGGATGCAAGGGTTTGAAGACGTCACGGATGAATGGAAGAAAAAAGCAACACCTAATTCTCATAACGTTGAAGAAATATATAAATACAAAATCAAAGATTCTGTATTTACCGTGGAAGGAAAAAATGTTTTGTTGGATTATTCAGATAAGGAACGACGAATTGCTGAGTTGCTGAAGGAGGAACTTGGAGGGGAAATATCTTTGGTTCCAAGGGTATTGAATCCACAGGGAATATCCACTCCAGATTACATATTTAGAGACGAAGCGTTTGATTTGAAAGAATTATCTGGAACGAGTAAAAATCTGGTGTATAACGCAATCGCAAAAAAGAAGAGACAAGCACCAAATTTTATACTTGATATTTCAAAAAGTCCACTGGATGAAAATGAGATTGCCAGGCAGATAGAAGAAATATATTGGTCGAGACACACTATGTTTGTACAAAAAATCATTGTAATCAAAGATGAAAAAATAAGAAAGATATATAAAAGAAACAGGGAGAAATGATGGCCCAACCCAAAATGTGGGGGTCAGGTATCATTCCTCCCTGTTAAGATATCTTATGGATATATTACAACAATATTCATAGAAATGCAATAATTTTAAGAAAGAGAGGATATGAAACATGAAATTTGAAGAAGCGTTAAAAGCAATGAGATCTGGAAGTAAAGCAAAATTACCATCCTGGGGAGGATATTGGTATTGGAGTCCAGAGAAAGAAACAATCATCATACACACAAAAGGCGGACAGGAAATGGATATTCGAGAAACACAGAGCGTTGTATATACACTTCAGAATATCCTTTCTGATGAATGGATTATTGCAGATGAAACCAATTGCCCTCAGCTTGGAGGAGAAGCAACATTTTCCTTCGGAGAAGCAATTAAATATTTAAAAAGAGGAATGAAAGTATGCCGTAAAGGATGGAATGGCAAGAAACAGTATATTCAGCTTGCGACCAGTATTTCTTACAAGACAGCGAATGGTGAAGTTGTGAATTGCGAACATGATGCTATCGGCAATATGGCGATTGCTTTCGTTGGAACATCTGGTGTACAGATGGGTTGGCTTGCTTCCCAGGCAGATATGCTTGCGGAAGATTGGAAATTTGCGGAGGAATAAGAGCATGAAGAAGAAAATTGCAGCAGTAATTGCACTGGTACTTCTGATCTGTATCACAGCTACCGGATGTACAGAAGCAAATCAGTTAAGCTATAACATCTCCAAAGAAGCAGATAACTTCAATGTAACTCGAAAGCTCACAGTTCTGAATGCAAGGACAGATACCATTCTTCTGGAGCTGACAGGAACATTCGCGCTGAAAAACAATAATGCAAATGAATTGGAAGTAATCATTGAAACAGCAGAGAACAAATATCAGAAAGATTATGTGTACTTGAACGATTATACAATGTATGTAGTTGAAGACATTTCTGGAGCATCTGTGGATAAGTACCACTATGAAATCAATTTCCTTCCGGAATTTGGATTTAAAGTAACTCGTGATGACTGATTTTACGCCGGCGCAACGAGGGGAGGTGAAAATAGTGAAGATCAGAGTGATTCATGATTTCTATGACAAGGAAAATGATCTGAAGCTCAGGTCTGTTGGTGATACATTAACAGTATCCAAGGACAGAGCAGAGTATCTGGTAAGAATGAAGATTGCAGAGGTTATCGATTCGAAAGGCGGTGATCCGGAATCTCCCATTGAGGCGCAGGGTTAAGCGTCTTATTTTTATGCCCGAAGGCATTAAACTACGCGGAGACACCGGGTTATCAACTGTTTTTGTGAGACACACGTAAAACTGTATTCGTGCAGACAGCACATAAAAAACTGTAAAGGAGTATGTAGAAATGTTTAAGAGATTTAGATGCAAAGTACCAATGAACCTGCAGAAATTTGCAGAAGGAGGATCTGGCGATGGTGGGGGAGCAGGTGGCTCAGCAGCAAATGGTGGAACACCACCGGCAGGAGTACAGCAGACACCACAGTTTGATTACGACAAGCTGGCCAGTCTGATCGCAGGAAAACAGACTGTAACAGAAGAATCTGTTCTGAAAGGTTACTTTAAACAGCAGGGACTTTCAAAAGAACAGATGGACCAGGCTATTGCATCCTTCAAACAGCAGCAGGCAGCAAATCAGCCGGATGTTGCCGGAATGCAGAATCAGATCACAGAGGCACAGGCACAGCTTGCAGCATCTCAGAAAGCTGTTCAGGCAGCACAGGTAGAGAGTGCAGCTACAATGATGGCTGTTTCTTTGGGAATCGAAGCAAAGACAATTCCATATATCCTCAAAATGGCAGATTTAAGCCAGGTCATGGGAGAAGATGGAAACATCAATGAGGAATCATTGAAAACAGCAGTAAACAAAGTACTGGAAGACGTTCCGGCACTGAAACCGCAGACGGATGGTAAAACCGGTTTCACACAGGTAGGAACAGGTGGGAATCCGGCACAGCATCCACAGCAGACAACAACTACAAACCAGACAGCAGTACCGACAAAGCGTTGGAATCGTTTTAATAATTAATCAATGTGTCCGATTCGGACACCACAAAAAAGAAAGAAGGTATAATAAATGGCAAATTTAAACTATGCAGAACAGTGGAGTCCAGAACTCCTCGAGATCCTGATGCAGGGAACCCTGACCTCTCCGTTTGTGACCAGCAATGTAAGATGGCTGGATGCAAAAACATTCCATTTTACACAGATGAGTACATCTGGCTATAAAAATCATAACCGTAAAGGCGGCTGGAACACGGGAACTTATGATCAGAAGGATATCCCGTATACACTGACACATGACCGTGACGTTGAATTCATGGTAGATAAAGCAGATGTGGATGAAACGAATGCTACAGCATCTATTCAGAATATTTCCCGTGTATTTGAACAGACATGGGTTGTTCCGGAAACAGACGCGCTGTTCTTCTCTAAAGTTGCCCAGGCAGCACAGAATACAGAAGTATACCATGGATCCACAGCCACATCCGCATACACAAAAGCTAAAGTATTTGGCATGCTGAAGGCTATTCTTGCAAAAGGAAAACTCAGAAGATACAAAGCACAGGGTTCGCTGATTATGTATGTACGCAGTGAGATCATGGATGCCCTGGAGCAGTCTACTGAGTTCACACGTAAGATCGAGATGACACAGATTGCAGAAGGCGGCATGGGAATCGAGACTAGAGTAACTGACATTGACGGAGTACCGATCATGGAAGTTATTGACGATGAGCGTTTTTATGACGCATTTGACTGGAATCCGAAAGATGGCGGTTTTGCACCGACCGGAGCGGTATATAAAAAGACTGAGGACGCAGATATTGTAAAAGGCAAAGAGTACTATACAACATCTGATGAGCAGAGCTATTCAAAAGTGGAAAGCCCTGTAAAAGAAAGTCTCAGCACTTATTATGAAAAAGCACCGGGCAGCCATAAGATCAACGTACTTATTGCATGCGGACAGACCTGCAAGACAGTTCCGAAGATCAACAGTATCTATTATTTTGCACCAGGTACACATACAAAAGGAGATGGATATCTGTATCAGAACAGATCTTTCTCTGATGTATTTGTATTTCCGAATGGACGCGACGGTAAGATTGACAGTGTTTATGCCGATGTAGATACTGAGGAATATACAGCAACGGAAGAGTGATTTGAGGTGAATACATGTCCTACAAATCATATGTAACCGAAGATTATTATCAAAATCAGCATGATGGTGATATTATTCCGGAAGAAAAAATAGAGAAAGCTTTGAAACAGGCATCCAGGCACATTGATTCCCTGACTTACAACCGTATTGTGAGTCAGGGATTTTCTTCCCTTACAGAATTCCAGCAGGAAATCATCCGGGAAGTCGTATGCATGCAGGCAGATTTTGAGTATGAGAATGCGGATGAGATCAACAGTGTGCTGTCTTCGTACAGTATCAACGGTGTATCTGCACAGTTCGGCAGCAGTTGGAATGTGTTCACGGATAAAGGCGTGGCGATGAAGCGTGATGTGTATGCACTGTTACAGCAAACTGGATTATGCTGTATGTTAGCGAGGTGATCACATGAGATATCCGTGTTTAGTTCCGAAACGGCTTTGTAAAACAGATATTACCTGCAGTTTCGAAAGAGAAGGCCTGAATGAATACGGAGAACCACTTAAAACAATAGAATTTTCTGGCAAGTGCAATTATCAGGACAAAGCCAGAACTATTCTGACAGCAGAGAAGAAACTGATACAGATTACTGGCATAGCACTGTTTCCGGGAGATATCTGTCCGGATCTGCCGGTTATCTCTGGCGGTTCCGCTGTGATCTTCGAAGTTAAAAGGAGAATCGAGCAGGGAACAAAGGCAAGAAATCCGGATGGATCCGTGAATTATACGGAGGTGATGCTGGTATGATCAATGTCAATTCAGTTGTTAAGCTGAATCTTCCAAAAATTCAACAGATAACTGGTGCACAGATCACTGCTCTGGAACAGACTGCGGATTTATTACGTACAGAAGTCGATCAGGCGCAGGTGTTTCCAAGAGATACTGGACACTTGCAGGATGAGAGTACGTTCCTGGACAAGTCAGAAAGTAAGCACGGAAAAGTATCAATCATATCCAGTACACCATATGCCCGCCGCCTGTATTTCCATCCGGAATATCATTTCCAGACTGGAGAGAACCCGAATGCACGCGGTAAATGGTATACAGACTGGCTTCCGGGTGGTAAAGAAGCTGATTTTGCTACCAAGGCATTCAAAGAAATCTACAGGAGGTTGACGGGCATATGATGTTGTCAGACGCAAGAGATTATATTGCATCCCTCGGAATAGCAGAACATGTGTATATGGGAAAACTTCCAGATAAGGAAGATAAATCTATTGGTGTATACAATAGTAAGCACCAGTATCCATATCGAACAGTACTTGGAGGACCATCTCTGGAGGGCTATGGCGAGAAATACGTGACTGTTTTAGTACACTGGAATAAATCTCCAAGAGATACAGAAAGAACGGCTACAGAGCTGTTTGAGAAGCTGAGAACAGCAAGAGATGTAAATGTAAATGATGAAACAATCAAATTTTTTCAGCCCCTTTATCCAGTTCAGGATGTCGGCACGGACGATGCCGGCATTTATGAAATGGTTATTGAAGGGACTTTTATTTTTGAAAAGAAAGAAGGTAATAAAGCATGAAGATGAATATTCAGAAGTTTGCAGGAAAAACCAATGTTTTTCCTGTTTTAGACAACAAATTCAAACTTGGAGCTGCCAAAGAATCTGCTACAACAGTTGCAGACCTGGAAACATTTTCAGTATCATTTTCAAATGGTGTAGAGACCTGGACCCCAATGGATACTGAGGGGTGGCAGAGAGCGTTAATGACAGCTAAAGCTGTAACTATTACTCTGAGCGGCAAAAGAAACATTGGTGATACAGGCAATGATTTTGTTGCTGATAAAGCATATAAAAATGGACATGATGCAGAGGCATATTTTGAATGGGTGTTCCCAGACGGTACTACTATCTCATGGGAAAATGCTGTTATTGATATCAAGAACAACGGCGGTGGTGACTCCACAAACGTTGCAGGCCTTGAATTTGATGTGATCAGCAATGGAAAACCAACTGTAACACCAGCAGCGTAAATCATTGAGACGAGAAGGAGATAAAGATGTCAAAGATTGTAAATATCACAGAAAAACTGGAAATGGACGGAAATCCGTATCTGGTCATTAAAGATGAAAAATTAGAAGTAAATGCAGATGCTGCAACCATGTTAAAAATCATGGGAAAATACGGTGAGATTGAAGAGAGTGAGGCAACTCCAAAGGACATCCTGGATCTGTATGATCTGATGTTCCCGGAAGAAAGCCGGATGAAGATTGAAAAGCTGAAACTGAGTTTTAACGATCTGACTGTGGTTGTCATGGAAGCACAGAAACTTATCACAGGAGCAGAAGAAACTGAGGGGGAATCTCAGACCCATACTATGACCTGATTGAAGATTATGATCTGATCGTGTCTTCGTTTCAGTCACAGTATGGGCTGAGACTGTCCAAAGAGATTCATGAAATGCCATGGGAAGAGTTCCGGCAGATGCTTATCGGAATCGGCCATGACACAGCCCTTGGCAGGATCGTGGCAATCCGTGCAGAAGACCGTAAAGAATATCTGGAGAACTTTTCTCCGGAGCAGCACCGGATCCGGAATGCATGGATGTCAAAACATGCGGAATTTATCAGAAATCATACATCAAAAGAAGACATGGATGCGCAGCTGGATGCCATCAAAATGGGATTCCTGCATATGGCTGGCCTTGGAGGTGATTAGAAATTGAAAGATTAAAAGTGCGTTGTCCTTATTGCGGGCATGAACAGAAAGTACAGTACACTCCGGATGCAATATGCCGGGGTGTATTTTTTAAGTGTCAGGCAAGGCACTGCAGGAAAGAATTTGAAATAAAGATTAACCAGGACAAGTAGTGCCACTGTGCCGATGTCCCTGTGACAGAGGCAGGTGGTATTATGACAACGAGTGTAGCTGGTATTTCTTTTGATCTATCTTTTGATGGAAGTAAGATGCTTGCCAGTATTAATGCATCTTGCAAAAAAGTAAAAGACCAGTTCGATAAAAGTTTTTCCCAGGCGGCGAAAAAATCAACCAAAGCGATTGAGACTGGAAATCAGGAAATTGATAAGATCCTGAACAACACAGCGCGCACGGCAAAATCTAAGGCAGCAGCAATTGCTTCGATTTACAAAAAAGAAGGTGCGTCATCAAGTGAAGCCTTTCGAAAAGCCTGGAGCCTTATTGAAAGAGACAGCAGAAATGGATCCCATCAGGTAAAAAAACACCTAAAAGAAATTGGTGATCAGTCAAAGAAAACATCCTCTGAAATGGGGGATGATTTTTCAAATGGTTTTGCCTCTTTGAAAAATAGTTTTTCAGGAGGACTGAGTTTAATAAAAAAGGCTGGTGTAATGCTGGCAGCAGCCTTTGGCACAAAAAAGCTGATTGATTTCAGCAAGCAGTGCCTGGAGCTTGGCTCCGATCTGGCAGAGGTACAGAACGTTGTAGACGTTACTTTCCCTCACATGACCGCGCAGGTCGATGAGTTTGCAAAGAGCGCGGCACAGAGTTTTGGTCTGTCAGAGACTATGGCAAAACAGTACACCGGTACGTTTGGTGCCATGGCAAAAGCCTTCGGATTTTCCGAAAAACAGGCTTACGACATGGGAACAACATTGACCGGCCTGGCTGGTGATGTAGCATCTTTTTACAATTTATCGCAGGATGAGGCTTATACAAAGCTGAAATCGGTCTTTACTGGTGAGACGGAATCGCTGAAAGATCTCGGTGTCGTAATGACACAAACGGCTCTTGATTCCTATGCCATGGCAAATGGCTTTGGTAAAACAACCTCGGCAATGACTGAGGCGGAAAAAGTAGCTCTACGATATCAGTTCGTTCAGGACCAGCTGTCTGCAGCACAGGGCGATTTTGCCCGTACGTCTGATTCGTGGGCCAACCAGTGCAGGATTCTGAGCCTGCAGACGCAATCACTCATGGCTACGATTGGACAGGGACTGATCAATCTGTTTACCCCGGTAATCAAGGTGATCAACATTGCAATCGGTAAACTTGCTACGCTGGCGAATGCATTTAAAGCATTTACGGAACTGATTACAGGGAATAAAGCTAGCAATGGCGGCAGTAATGGTGTATCAGAGATAGCTGCTTCTGCAGCAGATGCAGGTGACAGCCTTAACGGTGCTTCTGATGCAGCTTCTAATCTGACTAACAATACCAATAAAGCTGGCAAGGCAGCACAGAATGCAGCAAAGAAAATGAAATCCCTTATGGGATTCGACCAGATCAACAAACTTGATTCGCAGTCCAGTACATCATCTTCAGGAACTTCACCATCGACAGGCAGTACAGGAACGGCAGGGAATGGAGTTGATTATGGAAAGCTTGCTGATGGCGATACAGTCATCGATAAGACAGATGAAAAGTTATCTGCTCTGCAGAAACGTTGCCAGGAACTTGCAAAACTGTTCAAGAAGGGTTTTGAAATTGGATTTGGCGATTCTCAGAAAAAGATAGATTCCATCAATAAATCTGTAAAGAATATTGGTAAAAATCTGAAAGAGATCTTCACGGATACAGCAGTTGTAAATGCGGCAAATCGATGCGCAAATAATATCGCTCTTGCTTTTGGCAAGATTACTGGTTCTACGGCCAGAATCGGGCTTACGCTGGCAGACAATCTTGTTGGAGGCGTTGATAAATACCTTGCAAAGAGCAAAGGTTATATCAAAAAGCGCATTGTTTCATTATTTGATGCGACAGGTGAGATTGCGAAACTCTCAGGAGATTTCAGCGTTGCGCTGGCAGATATCTTTGATGTTTTTTCAGGAGATGATGCCAAGGCAATCACTGCAGATATCATCCAGGTATTTGCAGATGGATTTCTTGGAGCTGCAGATTTGGCAGTTAAATTCAAAAGAGATTTTGTATCACTTTTTACTGTTCCGGTCATCCAGAATACAGACAAGATCTCCGAAACACTGGAGAACATGCTTGGACGTTGGAGAGTTACGTTTGATGCTCTTTCACAGAGTTTTACTGATACATTCGACAAAATCAATTCAGTTTATGATCAGTATTTCAAACCCTTTGTTGACTCCATCACACAAGGCATATCGGATATCCTTGGAACATTCCTTGATGCTTATAATACATATCTTTCACCATATCTGGACTATATATCAGATAAATTCAGCTCTGTATGGAAGGAACATGTTCAGCCGGCACTGGATGGAATTCTTGAATTGCTTGGTAAAGTATTTGAGAATCTAAAAGCATTATGGGAAACAGCACTGGTTCCATGTATCGAATGGATAGTTAACAATGTAATGCCGGTTCTTGGACCGATCATTGGAGGCCTTGGAGAGCTTATTTTAGATCTTCTGGCAGTTGCAGGTGATGTGATTAAGGGGATTACAGATATTCTGGGTGGTTTCATTGATTTCTGTACCGGTGTATTTACAAATGATTTCTCGAAATGCTGGCAGGGAATTGAAGAAATCTTACAGGGATTCAAGATAATTGCAACATCAATCTTTGACTTTGCGAAGAAATACATCTTCCAGCCATTCATTGATTATGTGAAGGGGATCTTTCGGACAGACTGGTCGCAGAGCTTTGGTCTGTTGGGAACAGTCCTGAATACATTTTTGGAATCCGTGAAGCGTATTTGGGGAGACGCCAAGACGATTTTTAATGGAATCATAACTTTCATAAAAGGTACATTTCATGGAAATTGGAAGCAGGCGTGGTCCGGAATTAAAGATATCTTTAAGGGAATTTTCAATTCCCTTGTGACATTGGCAAAGACTCCGCTGAATGCCGTGATTGACATAATTAATAATTTAATGCACAAACTCAATTCCGGACTGTCTGCGATAGAAAGTGCATTTTCTTTCAGCTATGATTTTACGAACCCTATTACGAAGACCAGGCACTATGGCCATTATGGCTTGTCTCTGCCAAGGGTGCCAACGATTCCGCATCTGGCACAGGGCGGTTATGTAAAACCAAATACACCACAGCTGGCCATGATCGGTGATAACCTGCATCAGGGCGAAGTTGTTGCGCCGGAAGATAAGTTGAAAAAAATGGCAATTGAAGCGGCAATGGCAGCAGGATCCGGAGTAAGCAGAGCTGAATTGGAATCTATCATAAACCGGGCTGTGATGAGAATTGTTGCAGCGTTAACGAATATGGGATTCTATCTGGATTCCACACAGATCGCCAGAGCAACTCAGGAGGCAAAAGCAGCTATGGACATTAGATATAACTCTGTGGAGGTAAAATGATGGCGAAGAAAATATTATGGTCTGGGAGTACTGTGCTCCCAGCACCTACGTCTTTGAGCGTAAACGATGAGATCATATGGACCTCCGATACCGGACGTACATTATCGGGCTTGATGATTGGCAGCGTGGTAGCACAGAAAAAGAATCTGAGTATTAAGTGGGAATATCTGACAGAATCGCAGGTAAAAGTAATTAAAAATATTCTTGTGCCTGGATTTTTTCCTTTATCGTTTCATGATGATGGGATTGACATCACGATAAATTCTTATAGGGGCACATTGAGCAAAGAACATCTTGGGTATATAGGGGATGGAATCTACTGGTACAAATCTGTATCGGTAGATATTATACAGAGGTAGCAGA